ATCACGCATAGATTTTTTGCGGTTTTGGGGCAGAACTTGCTGGAACTCGTAGAGGAGTTTTCTCATGCCTCTTAAAAGGTTAAACAAAACCCAGAGGGAAGTTTTGATTGAACAGGCGCGTGCGCAGGCGCGCCTGATCGTGGAGGCTAATATTCAACCCGGCAAGATGTTACCGCTCGATTATTTACTCATGGTTATCAACGATCCGAATGCCGATTCAGACCGTAAGGACCGGCTGGCGATTGCGGCGGCACCCTACTGTCACCCCCGGCTGATCGAGCCGCAAAAGATCGGCAAGAAGGACCGGGAGGAGGAGGCCGCGGAACGGGCTGGCGTCGGCACTGGTTGGTCGAAAGACCTGGAATTTGAAAACCGGGCTAGTTGATGCTTCAGTTCCTCGACCCTCCTACCCCTAGCCCCGGCCCTGAAAACGCACCAGCGGGCTTCCTAAGGGCTCCCAGGGGCATCCTAGACGGCGTCGAGGACTGGAATACGAGCTGCCTGGATTGGGAGGCGCGGCTTCTGGACGGTCGGAGCCTGGTACCGGAACTTCCGCTGTACGAGGCCGAGGCGGCCAAGGCGCTGCGGGTGTTTAAGCGGCTGCGGCTCCCGGATGTCATCGGGACACCGACCATGGAGGCAGCCTGTGGTCCGTGGTTCTTCCCGATCGTGGCTGCCCTGTTCGGAAGCTACGATCCGGCGACCAACGTCAGGCATATTTCAGAGGTGTTCCAATTAATTCCGAAAGGGAACTCAAAGTCCAGTAACGGCGGTGCCGTTATGTTGGTGGCAATGATAGTGAATCGCCGCCCAGAGGCCGAGTTTCTTTTCATCGCCCCGACCATGGAAATAGCGTCCATCGCGTACAAACAAGCACGGGGAACGATCCGTCTTGACAGTGAATTGAGCAAGATTTTTCACCTACAGGATCATCTACGACGCATCACCCATCGCAAGTCCGGTGCGACTCTGCAGATCAAGGCCGCCGACACGGATGTGATTTCGGGGTCCAAAGCGGTGGGGACCATGATCGATGAGACCCACCAGTTTGCCCGTAAGAGCAACGCCGCGGATGTGTTCATCGAGCTGCGCGGCGCGCTGACTAAGCGGAGCGACGGGTTCCTGTTTCAGACGACGACTCAATCCAAGGCTCCGCCGACCGGGGTGTTCGCGTCCGAGTTGGAAATGGCGCGCTCGGTGCGGGACGGCAAATGCAGCATGCCGTTACTACCCGTTTTGTATGAACTGCCCGATCGGTTGGCGCGCGACGGCGGCTGGCGAGACCGGCGGTACTGGCCGATCGTCAATCCGAACCTGGGTCGCTCGACCAACGAGGACTTCCTCGCGCGCGAGGTGATGCGGGCCGACGCCGATGGGCCGGCTGCGGTGGCGCTGATTGCGTCGCAGCATTTCAACGTCCAAATCGGGATGAGTCTGCGTGCCGATGGTTGGGCCGGTGCAAATTACTGGTCCCGCGGCGTCGAGGAGGGGCTATCGCTTGATGGCGTGCTTGCGCGCTCGGAGGCGGTGGTCGTCGGCATCGATGGGGGAGGCCTTGACGACCTGCTCGGCATTGCCGTTCTCGGACGGGAGAAGGGTTCCAAGAGGCACCTATGCTGGACACATGCACTCATCTCGCCGGAAGGGCTCGAGCGGCGCAAAGCTAATACCGGGGTTTATGAAAGATTTCAGGCTAACGGCGATCTGACCATTGTCGAGGAATTGCCGGATGACATTTCGTTTGTCACGGACATCGTCGACAAAGTCAAGCAATCGAAGAAGCTCGCGGGCGTCGGGGTGGACGTGATCGGGATTGGGGGAATTGTCGACGCCCTTTCGAAAATAGGCGTCACGCAAGAAAACAACCTGCTCGCGGGCGTGCGCCAGGGCATCTCGCTGATGGGTGCGATCAAGACGGTCGAGCGCAAGCTGGTGGACGGCTCGTTCAAGCATGGCGGCCAGGCGTTGATGACGTGGTGCGCGGGCAATGCGCGCATCGTGCCGACGCCGACCGGAATGCGGATTGCCAGAGATGATTCCGGTTATGGGAAGATTGATCCGCTCATGGCGCTGTTCAATGCGAGTGCGCTGATGGCGACGAACCCCATGGCACAGAAGCGGCCCGAGGTTCGTCTGTTCTTCGCCTAGCGCGGCGGCTGATTGGGCGGCTTGGGCGGCGGCTGCTGCTGACCCGGATTAGGATTTTGCGGATTCGGTTTCGGATCATCGCCGCCTGGATTGTTCGGGTCGTTTCCCATCGCGTTTCTCCTGCTTGCCCCACTGCCGCAAGACAACATCGCAGCGGCCAGCAAAGTTCCTAAGAGGCAACCGCCATGATGAATCGCGCCTACAGCCTCCTTGAGATCAAGGGGGTCGACGAGGAATTGCGGACGATCACCGGCATGGCAACAACGCCGGCACCGGATCGCATGCAAGACGTGGTCGAGCCGCGCGGCGCGCAGTTCAAGCTGCCGATTCCGTTTTTGTGGCAGCACGATTCCGGCCACCCGATCGGCCACGTCACCCACGCCAAGGTCAGCGCGGCCGGCATCGAGATTGTCGCCAAGATCGCCAAGGGCGTGACATCAGACATCGACCGCGCCTGGGCGCTGATCAAGGGCGGCCTGGTCTCGGGCCTCTCGATCGGCTTCAAGGCCATCGAGCATGAAATGATCCCTACGACCAAGGGAGTCCGATTCATCAGGTGGCAATTTTTGGAACTGTCGGCCGTGACCATTCCGGCCAACAGCGAGGCCACCATCGCCACCGTCAAGTCGATCGACACTGCGCAGCGGGCCGCGTCAGGCCACAACGCTGCAGCTCAAACCCGCCCGGCGCCTCGGGACATCCCCCAACGGAAGTCCGCCCAGGAGGGCGTCAAAATGAAAACCCTATCCGAGCAGATTGCGGCGCTTGAAGCCAAGCGCCAGGCCAGCGCGGCGCAGATGGAAATCGTAATGCAGAAGACGCTCGACGAGGATCGCACCAGCGATGCCGCCGAACAGGAGACCTTCGACACGCTCGCGTCAGAGGTCGAGGCGATCGACAAGGACTTGACCCGGCTGCGCAAGCTCGAATCCGCCAAGGCGGTGACGGCCAAGTCGGTCATCAGGGCCGAGAGCGTGCATGAAGGCAGCATGGCCCGCGGTGGCCTCAGCCCGATCTATGCGGTGCCGAAGCAAAACATCGCGCCGCAGGATTTCGTTTGGCGGGCGCTGACCTGCAAGATGAAGGCGCATTTTACCAAGCAGTCGCCGCTCGACGTGCTCAAGCAGGAATACGGTGACGACGAGCCGACGCGCGCGGTGCTGAGTTTCATCACCAAGGCAGCGGTGATTCCTGCGGATACCACGACATCGGGTTGGGCTAGCCAGCTCGTCGATACCTCGATTCAGGATTTCTTTTCCGCGCTGCAGCCCAATTCGGTCTATCCGGCATTGGCATCACGGGGCGGAAAGTTCTCGTTCGGCCGCGCGGGCATTGTCAGCATGCCAACACGGGCGAGCACACCGACCATCGCCGGATCGTTCGTTGCGCAGGGCGCGCCGATTCCGGTGCGGCAGGGTGCGTTCACGGCCATTACCTTCACGCCGAAGAAGATGGCCGTGATCTCCACGTTCACCCGTGAGATCGCTGAACATTCCACGCCCGCGATCGAAGGCCTGATACGCCAGGCCATCGTCGAGGATACCGCCGTCGCGATTGACTCGGTGCTACTCGATGCCGTCGCTGCGACGACCACGCGGCCTGCGGGCCTCAAGGCTGGTGTCTCTGCCACCACGGCCACGGCAGGCGGCGGCATTGCGGCGGTGATCGGTGACATCCGCGCGCTGACCGGTGCGTTGATCACTGGCACCAACGGCAATTTGCGCAGTCCGGTGTGGATCATGAACCCGGCCGACGCGCTCGCGATTTCACTGCTTCCCGCGACCGCGGGCGGCGGCGAATTCCCGTTCAAGTCGGAACTCGCGGGCGGCACGTTGCAAGGCTACCCGATCATTGTCAGCAGCAACGTCACGGCCGATACCATGCTGCTCGTTGATGCCGCCGACTTCGTCTCGGTCACTGGCGACTCGCCGCGGTTCGACGTGAGTGACCAGGCGACCCTGCACATGGAGGACACCACGCCATTGCAGCTTGCAACCGGTGCGCAAGGTTCTGGCGTGCTCGCGACACCGGCTCGGTCGCTGTGGCAGACCGACACCATCGGCGTGCGGATGTTGCTCGATATGAACTGGGGCTTGCGGCGAACGGGCGTCGTGGCCTGGACGCAAACCATGACGTGGAATTGATAACTAAATAAGCCGCGCAAATGCGGCTTTTTGTTTCTCAAACAGGAGGCCATGACATGGCACAGCAACCCCGCAAGGGCAAAGATCATCCCGATGCACAGGCGATGCAGGAAAACCGCGAAGAACGCAAAAGGCAAGTCGAGGAGGCGATGAAGCGCATGGAATCATCGCAGCCGACGCCAACACAGGAGGAAAACGACCTTGCCAAGATCGGCATCGCGGTCGAGGACAAGGAAGACGACAAGAGCGGACCGACCGTGATCACGCGCACCATTCGTGCCAACGAGCCGCTCGCGGCCGGCGGATACGAAACCAAGGAGGCGCGCGAGGCCCGCAAGGCGCACGAGGATCAGGCCCGCCAGCAAGACGAGACGCGCAGGCAACAAAGACAGCAAGAGCAGGCACGCAGGACGAGAGAGTAATGGCCTCGCGCCAACGTGGAACGCCTCGGCCTTATGCCGAGGCGCGCCCATCCATCTCGGGAACGGCAGCGCAGGGCAACGTCTTGACCTGCAGTGATGGCGTGTGGATTCCGCAGCCGATCACCATCTCGCGGCAATGGATTCGTGACGCCTCGACGGTGATTGTTGCAGCCACCGGCTCGACCTATGTACTGGCCGCCGCCGATGTGACCCACACCGTCAAATGCCAGATCACCGGCACCAATGCCTATGACGCCACGACGATCGACACCGCCAGCACGGCAACGGTGGCTTGATGCGCATCCTCGGTCTGCCGATTCCGTTTACCGGCGAGAAGCAGAAGGCGCTCAGTTCGTTGCCGTATGGCGGCAACCGATATCAGTATCCGATCATCCATGAACCGTTCCCCGGCGCCTGGCAGCAGAACGTCGCGATCAATACTGATACCGCAGCATCGTTCCACGCCGACTTTGCCTGCAAGACACTGATCGCGCGCGACATCGCCAAGCTGCGGCTCAAACTTGCCGAGAAGGACAAGGACGACATCTGGTCGGAAACCACCAGCCCGGCCTTCTCGCCAGTGCTGCGGCGGCCGAACGATTATCAGACCCGCAATCAGTTCTACGAATGCTGGATGCTGTCGAAGCTGTCGCGCGGCAATGCCTATATCCTGAAAGCACGCGACGACCGCAACGTCGTCACCGGCCTGCATGTGCTCGACCCGACGCGGGTGCAGCCGCTGGTGTCGGACGATGGCAGCGTGTTCTACCGGCTGTCGAGCGACAACCTGATCGGCATCGGCGAGATCACCGTGCCCGCGCGCGAGATCATTCACGATCGATTCAATTGCTTGTTTCATCCGCTGGTCGGCACGCCGCCCGTGTTTGCCTCGGGCCTCGCCTCGATGCTCGGCCTCAATGCGCAGCGGGCATCCGCACTGCTGTTCGAGAATGCCTCCACGCCCGGCGGTATTATCACGTTGCCGCTCGAAACCACGGATGAGCAGGCAGACCGATTCAAGGCGGAATGGGAAGGCCGCTTCTCGCGCGCGAATCTCGGCCGCGTCGCGGTGATGACCGGCGGCGCCACCTACGGGAAGATGGCGATGACCAACGTCGAAGGCCAGATGGTCGAATCGCTGAAATGGTCGGCCGAGGTCGTCTGCAGCGTCTATCATGTGCCGCCGTACAAGGTCGGCGTCGGCGCGCTGCCAACATACAATAACGTGCAGGCACTCAACGTCGAATACTACTCGCAGGCGCTGCAGAGCCACATCGAGGAAATCGAGGAATTGCTCGACCACGCGCTCGGCATCGGCTGGGCGGTCGGTATGGGCACTGAGTTCGACACCGAGAACCTGTTGCGCATGGACAGCATCACGCTGGTCACCACCATTCGCGATGCGGTCGGCGCCGGCGTCATGTCGCCGAATGAGGGCCGCGCCAAGTTCGACCTCAAGCCGGTCAAGGGCGGCAAGTCACCGTATCTGCAGCAACAGAACTACAGCCTTGAGGCATTGGCCAAGCGCGACGCGCAGGACGATCCGTTCAAGCCGGCCACGCCGCCACCACCAGCGGCAGCGGAAGCGGATGCGGAAGATAAGCCGGTCGAGAAGCCGGTCCCCGCCAAGGACATTGCGGCGCAATTCACCAGGGCATTGCAGGCCGTACATCGCGAGGCCGCATGATGGATGACAACGACATCACCGAGCTGGCTAAGGGCATGGTCCCGTTCGTGCGCGACTGTGTCGCCGAGGCCACCGCGGTGCCGCCCGAGCTGGCCGAGCAGATCGCTAGTGCGGTGCGGATGCTGCACGAATCGCCGACCATCCAGCGCGAGGCACCGCGCCCGACCAAGGTCACCCGCATCGAGCGCGATGCCGACGGTAACTTCGTCCCGGTCTATGATGATCAACCTGTCTGAAACCGCGAGTAACGCCATGCTCGACGCGCTGTCCCAGTTGATGGATGGCGGCAGCATCGAGCTGATGACCGGTGACGGCAAGATACTCGCGGTGATGCAACTATCCGATCCGGCAACCATGGCCGCGGTCGATAGTGAACTTGAGTTTCGAGAGATTGGCCAAGCCCTCGCGCGCGACAGAGGCAATGCCATGGCCGCGCGCATCCTGGCCGCTGACGGTAGCGAGGTCTTTTCCTGCGATGTGGGCGACGAAAATTCCGCCGCGGTGATCCTGCTTGACGGCGTACAGATTAGACGGGGCGCTCCGGTGCTGCTGAAATCATTCCGGCTGGTGATGCCGTAAAGATATGGCCCAGCAGACCATCAATGTCGGTTCCACACCCAACGACGGCACTGGTGATCCGGCGCGAACCGCGTTCACGAAATGTAATGATAATTTCACTGAGCTATATGCGAGAAGTGGTGGCATCGGCCCGCCGCAGGGGCGGCTGTCGCTAGCCGCTTCTGCACCGGTGATGACGACTACGCAGACGGCAAAAACGCTCCTCTATTACCTGCCGTATGTCGGAAATCTGGTGCCAATCTATGATGGCACCACCTGGACCATGACAAGCATCGGGCCGCTTCTTTCCATCACCACGACGGACACGACCAAAAACCCAGCAGCGGTCGGCGCCTCGCAAGTTCTGGATTGGTTCATATGGTCAGATGCGGGCACTCTGCGCCTAAGTCACGGCCCTGCTTGGAGCAGCGACACGGCGCGCTCGGCTGGAACTAACATCATCAACGGCGGTAATGGCATCTGGCTCAATGACGCCTCCATTACCAATGCCTGCGCGGCATTGCGCGGCACCTATGTCGGCACCACGCGCAGCAATGCCTCGTCCACGATCGATTGGCAGTATGGCGCGGTGGCATCGCCGCCGACGGAAATATGGTTCGGCGTGTGGAATGCCTATAACCGCGTCGATGTCGCAGCCTTCACCGGCGAGAGCGCAACCAATTGGACATACGCCAGCACGACGCCGCACGCGGTTAATGCCCGCAATAGTTACCGCGCCAGCGTCATCGTCGGCCTGAACGAAGATAGCCTGCTTGGGATTTATTCCACCCACGCCGCCCTCAATACTGTCGGCGGCACGATCGGCATCGGCTACGACAGCACCTCGGTGTTTTCCGCTAACGGCAGCGCCCAGGCCTCAAGTACTTCGCTGCAATCTGGGGTGACTGCGGAAATCGCGATCACACCGGCAATCGGTTGGCATTACATCCAGGCGCTGGAGGTAGCGACCACCGCCGGCACTGCCGCGTTTTACGGCGCGTTTCAACTGTCCATGTCCAAGCTGTTTGTCTCCTACCGGATGTAGCGCATGGATGCGATCACGCTGCACGACGCCATCGCCGAAGTCTGCCCGGTGGTGTCCACCTCGGTCGGCATTCCCGACGATCGCGCAACATGGTCATTCATTCCCGCCGACAACGCCACGACAACCCAGATCGACGCCGGCGAGAACGTCATCGCCACCATTCCGATCGACACGCTCGGCACACTGGAAACCGCGGAGTTCATCAGCCGATGGACCAACGCCGAATACAAGGCACTACAGTCGCGGCGAATGAGCGACAACGGGAAGACCGCCAAGGATTTTGACGTGGTCACCGCCGACCGCACCATTCCGTTGGACAAGAAGCGGACCAAAAATTTGGCCGCCGAGTTGGTCGCCGCCGGCATCCTGACACAAGCGCGCGCCGACGAGATATTCAGTTGAGCGTCACTGCCGACAGCACGCTGTGGACAGCTGACACCCACTGCGTCACCGCCGACGGACGCATCGTCTGCATCGAAGCGGATGTACACGAGGCGGCGGGTGCTCTCGACGATGTTGATGCGGCTATCGGCGCTCATGTCCTCTCGGCGAGTGTGGATGAGCCGAGCGCGGCGCTCGACCAACTCGATGCTGATGTCTTCCCCGAAATCGTGGCGGTGCCGGGCGGTGCCCATTATCCGCGGCGGCGCCTGCTTCCGGTCGTCGGCTACGGCTACGGTGTTCTGCCGCAGCTCGAGGGTGAGGCTCACGGTGTCGTCGGGGCTATAGGCGCGGGTGCCGGGTTGCTTCCCGGCATCGTCGGCGAGGCATCGGGATCGGTCGGTGTTGCGGGCCGCAGTGCGGCGCAGATCGAGCTGGTCCGTGCGACGGCAACCGGCGCCGTCGGTGCGCGCGGTGCGGGCGAGGGCACGATCGTTAAATTCAGCGGCACCGCGACCGGACGGCATGACGATGACGAGGCGGCCGTGATCGCATTTCTGCTGGCGGCATAAGAGGCAGCAATGATCCCTGCTCCGCAATATACGTTGCACGAGGCGATCGGCGTTTGCCTGCATCGGCGCGAGCGCGCGCTCTCCGAGGTTCGCGCGCTCGCGCCGATGCCGGGGCCAAAAGGCGAGCGCGGCGAACAAGGCAAGCAAGGGCCGCCCGGCGAGCGTGGGGTCAAGGGCGAGACCGGCCGCAACGCCGCCGACCTGACGTTCCTGCAAGACTGCATCGTCGAGCAGGTTGGTCGCGCCATCAAGACCGCTTCGGTGTCGACCTCGGACGGTGGCCGGACGCTACGCTGGGCGATCGGCGAGACCGTCCACGAAATCAAGACCGCCATCGTGCTCGATGCCGGCGTCTGGAAGGAAGGCGCGGCCTATGTTGCCGGCGACGGCGTTACTCTCGGCGGCTCGTTCTTCATCGCGCAATCCGATACCACCGCCAAGCCTGGCAAGTCGGACGACTGGCGCCTCGCGGTCAAGCGCGGGACCGATGGCCGCGATGCCCGCACCGAACGCGCGCTCGAGCCGGTTAGGTTCAAGTAATGCATTCCACCCTCGAAATCATCAGCGAGGCGCCCGAGAGCGCTGGGCCTGACCTGATCAGCCTCGACGACCTCAAGCTCGCGCTCGGCATAGAAGGCACGACCGAAGATGCCGCGCTACAGGCCGCCATCACCATGCAGTCACGCCTCATTGCAGAGTATTGCAATCGACGGTTCGGGCTGGCCGAGGCGCTGGAAACCTTCACCTATGATCGCTACGAGAACATGCTGCAGCGGCAGGCGCTGACGCTGTCGCTCTATCCGGTGGTCGAGGTGACCGAGGTGCTGACCGCAGGCACGTCCGGGGTTGATTACGACTTCGATCCCGCCAGCGGACGACTGTGGACGACCACCGGTTATTGCTGGTTGGACACCGTCGCCGTCAGTTATTCCGGCGGCTACGACCTGCCGGCAGAAACACCGGCGCGGTTGCAGCAAGCCGTCATCCGGGCGGTAAAGGACGGCCGCACCACCGGCTCGCGCGATCCCGGCATCCGCGAGGTACAGGATGGCGACACCCGCGTTGCCTACTTCACGCCATCGATGTCGACCGCATCGTCGGGATACCTGTCGGCCACCGTGATCGATCTGATCCGGCCGTACCGCCGCCTGCACGTCGCCTAGGGAGATTCGCATGAGTCTCGGTGGCATTCTGCTTGGAATCATCAACGTGGCCATCGTGGTAGCCATCCTGATGCTGATCGGTGCAATCATTCTTTGGCTCTGTTCATGGTTGGGAATCGGCGTGCCGGTCAATGTGCAACGGGGTTACATCGCCGTGGTGGCGCTGATCGCGCTCTACATGATCGTTGCGCTGTTGCTCGGCATTCCATCGGTTCGCATCATTGGCGCGGCGGGGCCGCTGCTGGCATGACCGTCGATTTCAATACCAACTGTTATGATCCGGTCTATGCCGTGCTGGGCGTGTCGGCGACGATGACTGCCGGTGCGATCGTGGCCGAGCTGACCGTGCTGGACAAGACCCGGCGCAAGACCGTGACCAGCGGCAACATGGAAGCGAGCAGCGTCGGCCCCGGCGTCAAGGTCCGCATGGCCGAGCTTGCCGCCAACGGGATCACGTCCAGCAACTGGGACGGCGCGTTGCTGACCTTCAATGGCCGCAACTGGATCGTGCGTCACGGTGATCCGCTCGGCAGCCCCAACGGCGAAGACCTCGGCCAGGTATGGATTGCGCTGAAGGAGGCGACCGTTGGTTGATGTTCGCGAGGATATCATCCTGCGGCTTGTCGAGGTGGTCGCCACCATTCCGAACATTCGCTCGGCCTACCGCAACAACACCGAGCTAGCAGAGAATCAGAAGCCGGCCGCAATCGTGCTCGACGGCGACGAGGAAGCCAACGACTCGCAAAACCGCCCATCCGGCAGTCCGATCATCGTGCAGATGACGCCCGGAATTATTATCTTTGGTCTTTCCTCCACGGCTGGTCCGGACCTTGCAGTCATGCGGGGGGAGCTGATCAAGCGGGTGCTGTTCGACACCGAGCTGAACAGCCTGATCACCAAGTCCGCCCCGCGTGGCGAGGGCGCCATCCGCTATCTCGGATGCCAGACCGATGTTGGGTGGTTGCGCGACGGGTTCGTATGGATGGCGGCGCAATTCTCGTTCAAGTACGCACTGAGGCCCGAACAACTCTAGAGGAAAGGAATCATCATGCCCGTGTCACCGGATGTCCAAAATTATCATATTGGTAAAGGAATCGTGTCGTTTCAGGAGGAAGGCGGCTCGATCTTCACCGACCTCGGCAATTGTCCGTCGTTCGTGTATTCGCCGGCGGTCGAGAAGAAGGAACATTTTAGCTCGCGCGAGGGCATCAAAACCAAGGATTTCACCGCCATCACCCAGGTCGGAGCCACCGTCAAGTTCACGCTCGACGAGATCACAGCCACTAACTTGGCGTTCTTCGCGCTCGGCGATGTTGACACGACTGTTCCCGGTGCGATCACCATCAATGGGCTTTCCAAGACCGAGTTCACCGGCGACATCAAGGTTGTCGGCACCAACGACATCGGCCAGAAGGTCGACTTCACCGCCACCGTCTCGTTCGTTCCAACGGGTGATTTCAGCTTCATCACCGACGAGGATGACTTCTCGGTGATCGAGATCGAGGCCGAGGTGCAGAAGGATACCGACGGCTTCTTCGGCGTCTGGACGGTTCACGACACGGTAACTCCATAGGAGCAACCATGGCAGACCTTCTGGACATTGCACCATCAACCTCGGTCGAGGTCGTCAAGATCGACGGCAAGCGGGTCATCGTGCGCGGGCTGCATGGGGACGCCATCGCAGCCATCGTGGCGCGCTTTCCCGAGCTTGGATCGCTGCTCGGTGGCGGCACTGACATCGGGGCGCGGTTGATCGAGCGGTTCGGCGGCGCGATCGGTCCCATCATTGCGGCCGGCTGCGGCCATCTCGGAGACGAGAGATATGAGCAGCATGCCGGCAAGCTGCTGGTCGAAGATCAATTGAAATTATTGAAAGCGATTATCGGGCTGACATTCCCAAACGGGGTGACCTCCTTCATCGAAGCAATGATGACGCTGATGATCGGGGTCGTAGACGAAGAAAAAGCAAAGGTCATCAAAGTCCGCTGGAGGAAATTGCCGTTGCCATCACAGCCCTCATCCGCCGAGGATTCCCGCCCGACTATGCAATGAGCCTGACGCCGCGGCAGATCGCTGCCTTTCTCGAATTCAACGACAGGCTTGATCGTATCGAACGGGCCAATACCCTGATCATCGCAGCCATCGGCGCGCAGGGCGATAGCAAGGCGATTGAAAAGAAAATCAAGGAGTTCACCGGCTGATGGCCCAGTTCAAGGTCACGGTAGATCAGCCGCGCTGGCTCAAGATGATCCGCGACAAGCAGCGGCCGGTCGCCACGGCTGCGGTTGCGGCTTTGCGTGATGTTGCCGCCGCTTCAGTTCAGGAAGGGCGCAGCGACATCGCCAGCGCCGGCCGGTTCACGGGGGGCTGGCTGTCAAGATTGCAGTATCGGACCTCTGGCGCAACAGAAGCCGGCGAGCCGTCGCTGCAGGCCAAGGCCACCGTCTTTCACACGATCGGCCTTGCTGGCGTGTTCGAGCATGGCGCGACCATCTCAGGCAGGCCGCTGCTGTGGATACCGACCCGGCGGGGGGCGCCGCCGGCCGGCAAGTCGGGCAAGAAACTGACCTCGGCCACGGTGCGGGGTCGCCCGATGCTGTTTGATGCCGATGACAAGGACCGTCAGCGCAAGCCGCTTTACATTGGCGTGCCATCAGTTCGTATTCCGAAGAAGTGGCACATAACCGAGATCGTAAGGGCCAACGTCGCAAAGATTGGCATGTTCTTCCTCCGACACTTCAAAGATACGTAGCACAACATGGCCGAGAAACTCTCCATCCAGATTGCGCTCGAGGGTGGCGCCGAGATTGAGCGCCAGCTCGCCGGGATCGGCGAGGCCGGGCAGAAGGCATTTGCCGATATTGCCAAGTCGGCCGAGCAGGCCGGCGGGTTCAACCAGCTCGACCCGAAAGACGTGACGGCGAAGCTGCAGGAGATGGGCGTCACCGGCGCTGACTCCATCAAGAAAATTCAGGCTGCGGTACAATCAGCGGGGCGGCTTGAGACACTGGTGGCAGGTATCACGTCGGTGCAGACCGCTCTCTCCTTGCTGGCGGTGGCGGCCGTTCCCGTCGGTACGGCCATCGCCGCGGCATTTGTAGGCGCTGCCAAGGCAGCGATTGCCTTTGCCGGCGAAGTCAACAAGATCAATGACCAGGCGATCAAGCTGGGTGTGCCTGTCGCACAAGTAGACAAGTTCCGCGCAGGACTCGAGCAGGCCGGGGTCTCGGCGCAAAGCGTTGGGCAAATTCTGCAAAGCGAATTGGCTTCCCAACAGGGGGTCGAAGGGCTTCAACGGTTTATCCAGCAATTGGAGCGGATGCCGGATAGTGCAGGGCGCAGCGCATCGGCGATCAAGGAATTCGGCGCGGCTGGCGCAGAGCTCATCCGAATCTTGCAAGCCGGCGGTCAGCTAACTGGATTCGGTCCTTCCGGTGGATTGATCAGTGCAGAAGACGCAAAAAAAGCCACCCAACTTGGTGTAGCCCTCAACCAATTGGAAAGTTCGATCAATCGACTCAACACAATATCGCTCGCGCCAGCATTAACGGTTGGGATCGAGGCTGCGACCAGTGCTGTTCAGGCGTTGGGGCGATCGCTTGAACAAACTCCCTTCATGACATTTCTTACTGGCGCGCAACTGGTGTTCAACCCAATCCAGGGCCTGGTAAACGCAGCCATTCTGGCAATCACGCAAGTCAGGCCTGCGGTTCAACAGTCGGGGCAAGCGGCGCAGCAGGCAGGCGTGATGTTCACGCAATGGGGGACGGTCGCTTCGCAGGCGGGACAACAGGCAGGGCAAGCGGGAAGATTGGCTACAGTCGGATTCACGTCGTATGGGACCGTGGTGGAGCAGGCGACTGACAAGACGAATGCCTTTTCTCAATCGCTTGCCGGTATCGCCTGGGATGCGATCTCGAGCGCCAGCGTGGCGGCGTGGAACGCGATCGTCAGTGCGGTGCAGGGGGCGGGCAGCGCGATTGCTACCTTTGTTTCCTCGCTTGCCGGTATCACCTGGGATGCGATCTCGAGCGTCGGCGTCGCGGCATGGAATGCGCTGACCGCAGCGATCCAGGACGCATTCAATTGGCTGCTGAAGTTCCTCGGATTGAGTTCGAGCCCCACGCCGGTTGCGGGCGGCGCGCCGGTAGGTCAGGGCGGGGTCGGCCATGCGGCCCGCGGCGGTCTGCTCGGCGGTCGCGGCACCGGCACGTCGGATAGCAACCTGGCCTGGGTCTCGCGTGGCGAGCACATCATGCCGGCGCGGGCGGTGGCACAGCCCGGCGTCCTTGCCTTCCTCGAGGCACTGCGGCGCTCGGGCGGCGACCTCAGCCGGGTGCTCAACGGCATGGGCCGGTTTGCGCTCGGCGGCATGGTCCCGCGGGCCAGCCCGGCATTCGCCAGTGGCGGGCTCGCCGGGGGCGGCAACCACGTCACCATCCAGTTCCCTGGTCTACCGGCAATCAGCGGCCTGCGTGCGTCGTCCGATGTCGTCGATCAGTTGCACCGGGCGGCGGCGCTGGCGCAGGTGCGCTCTGGTGGCCGCAAGCCGAGCCGGTATTCCTGATGGCGCATCCGCCCTACACCTTGCTGGCGATCGATAGCATCGATTTCAGCGACTATGCCGTGCGCGGCATAACGATGACGCTCGAGCCGATCGATCAAGCAAAGAACCTGGCGCGTGATTGCCGCGGTGCGCTGGCCGATATCTCAGTGGCGCAGTTCCGGCAATACAAGGTCACCATCACTTGTACCGATCACGAGGCACCGGAGCTGACCGACATCTGGCCGGGCCAGGACATCACCATCACCTGCATCCCCGGCCTCGGCGCCGCCAACTCGGCCGGCGACGTGATGATCATTCTCGCCAAGGTGACGACGTGGAATACCTCGCGCGATGAATGGGCGGCCGAGGTGGCATGGCAGATCGAGGCCGAGCAGAGGGCACCCTGATCGATGCCTGCCGGCCTTCCTTATTTTGCCTGGATCGACGCCAGCGAGACCACGTTCGGTCCCGAGCATCTGCGCTGGGACGAGGAAGTATTCTCGTTCAAGCTCTCCCAGGAAGAAGGCGATCCAGCCAGCCTCACCGCGGTCGTGCGACGGCCGCAGAATGAGGCAGGCAAGACGATCGGACTGCTCGGTCCCGGCCGCAAGATTTGGGTCTGGTTCGCGCTCGACTGCGGCCCGGCGCTGATCAAGTTTCGTGGCCGGCTGGTGGGCATTCCGACCAGCATTTTCGAGGAACTGGTGACGCTCGAATTCGTCGCGCGGCCATTCGACTACGTGGCGCAGAAAGAAGCCCTGGCCGATACGCTGCGGGTGCTGCCGTATTACGACGAGGCGGTGATTGAGAAGTCGCGGCGCAGCGACCCAGATGTCGTGCTCGAGGGTTACACCAAGATCTGGCATTACGACCGCGAGACTCACGTCGTCACCGTCTCTGACGAGATCACCGGCGAGGATGGCCTGGTCGAGTTCGACGGCGACAGCGAGGACGGCAAGGTACTTTATGATGGGCTCGGCTGGGCGCTGAGCAGCGGGCCGTTGACGCGCGTCGATGTCAGCGCCGAATACACCTGGACGCAACAGGCGCGCGGCACTGTCGATCTGACTCATTATTTGACTACAGCCTGGGGGGGTCTGATCGGATTGAAAAACTCCGACTGGCCGAAGCATGGGACGGGCCTGGGCGAGGGTTGGGAAGTTGCACAATCGACGGCCCAAGACCTCTACGATTTTACGGTTCACACCAGGACGACCGGCAGCACTTTGATTGTCAAATTTCCAGACGGTGCGGGGCACTCAACCACATTCACCGAGACCTCAAGCTATATCTCGGGTGGGAGGGGCGTGAGCCTGAATGCAGTTGGGCCGGCCGTGATCAAGGACAACGCGACGGTCTCGACGGCCGAAGACGGCGATCATCATCAATACATCTCGGGATATAGCCGCAGTTATTCCCAGACCTGGAGTGTCCTCGGATTTCAGGCTATCAATGCAACTCTGATCGCAGGTTACACCGCCGAACGGCCATACACCGAGCGGGTAACGTTCTCCCTGGTTGCCGACGTGCAGTCCATCCTGACTGATCCGGAGGATGGCGAGGCGCTGCGGATCGACGATGTCAAGTCGGTGAATCTGAGCGATCCCGAGGAAGGAATACCGATCGGTGATCCGCGGCGACAGTCCTATATAGCGACGGAGCGAGGCAATCGAAGTCTTGAGCATTTGATCCTGCTGGCGCGGGCCAAGCTGATGTTGCGGGCAAGGGCGGTGGAGATCGCATTCGCCCCTAAACTTTCGCGCATGCCGGAAATCACGCTGCGCAAGAATGCCTTCCTGATCGAGCCTCGCGTCGGCGAGGCACTGGGCAAGATCATCGAATATTCGATAGCGCTGGATGGTTCGGATGGCCGGATCAAATGCGAAGTTAGCATCGGTTGCACCATCGGCCGCGGCGGAACCGCGGCGACAACCGATGGAATTCCGAGCTATTGCAGCATTGACTATGCTGGCCCCGATTATCAGCAGTTCATCGGCCGGACGGTTATCCCGGCCGCATTCGATTCATCGGTTGGGTATCAGCCGCCTAATGCCGATCCAAATGATGATGGCCTCAACTTCATGGGCAGTCTCACTGCCGAGGATGTGATCGAAATTCCTCTCACCCTTCATGTGGGCGAGGAAGACACAGACGACGCTGGGCAGCCGCCTTGGGGAGGCGAGGTCAAGTCCGGCAATGAGGAAGCGGTAAATGACTATGTCAGCGAGGCGGTGAAGAAGTGTGCAGTGCGCGCGACATTCAAACTCAAAAGCATGACGCGCGAGTTCTCGACCGATTATGAATTGGAAGTCACCGATTTGCAGATACCGACCGGGTATGATCTGGAGGCGGAATGATGGCGGGTTTTGAGGTTGTTGTCCGGCCGGTCATCTTTCCCGATATCAGACCCAGGGCAAAGCAATCGCTCGCTCCGCAGGATGATCCCGAGAAGGGGCTGGCGGTGATCTCAGGCAATCCTGCTGAAGCGGTTGGCCTGTCATACAGTTGGAGTGCGAGCGCGTCTTATTCGAAGCCGAGGGAAAAATGGCGTCGCGTGGACGGGGTGCGGGTTTTTCAAATGAAGGAACCGGAGGGCGGTGGCGGCGGTGGCGGTGGGGTCAACCGGAAGAATTATATCGATGCGGAAGTTGCCAATAAGATCGCCATGGAGGAACCAGGCGGCGGGCAAGGCCCAGTTTTACCTCCGGGCACAGCCGAGCAGACCCCTGGCGGGTTACAAGAGGCATTACAGTACTACTACTACCAGCGACAGCGCGAAGATAGCAATATCGAAATTCTGCAACGAAACACAATGCGGTACGCCGACGAATAGGGTGATTATTAAATGACGATCGTTTACGTCACGGATGGTGCTTGGGGCACTGGCACGGGCACGCCGAACAGTGCGGCCCAAGTCGACGGCAATTTTTACAATGTCGATCAGCGCATCGTCGACCTGGTGGCCGACCTGGCCGAGGGCAAGCGCATTGACACCGTTACCTATTCTCCCGACAGCATGACGTTTCATTTCACGGATGGGTCGTTGCAAGTTATCCCGCTGCCGGTCGTCACACTGCAATATGTGGGGCCATGGACGAACAACACGCCCTACACGCGCGGCCAGATGATCACGGCCGACAACGGTTTCTACCAGGTACTCGAAACTCATACGACACCGGTAGCACCGGCACCATTCGATCCTAATGCCACGGACGGGACCACCGACAATAATCCGCTCTATCAGCTCTGGATGCCGATCAACGATGTCAACTACGACGCCGCGATCTTCGTGCCCGGCCGCATCCAGCGCGAGGCGGATGAGCTGCTGTTCCAGGGCATTGCCAATCGGTCGATGCGCCTGGGTTCTGGCGACGAGCGTGCCTATTCCTATCTTGATATCGGCAACGACTCGAGTGGCGGGACCGACATCATCCTGGCGATAGAAAAGAACGGCACCGAGATCGGCACCATTACCTTCGAGGCGGGCGGCGATATCGATAGCGATGGCGGACAGGTGGGTGAATTCAACATTCCTGCCGCCACGGATTTCGCTGAGAGCGATCATTATGCGTTGCGAGTTACCCAATCCGATAACGCAGAGCCGGCCGGCTTGTCGGTGACCCTGCCGTTCGTGCGCACGGATATCTGATGGCGCTTGGACTGGATATTCTGACGCGCATCATCAATGTCCACTGGGAGGACGGCCTGGCTGTCGATTTTGGCAAACAGGCTGAGGATGCGCCGATACCGGCGGGGGGGACGACGACAACAAGCACGATGCGCCAAAGCACAAGGAAACAAATTCAACAATTGATGATGAGGAACGTTGGTTGAGTTACCTGGAAATGAATGCCGCGCCGATCCCCAACATGAACAAGGGGATCGTTTCGCTCTGGTTTCGCGATGCCAGAAAAAATGTCCCACCAGAGCCGCAAGAATGGCCCTCCGGCGTGTGGGAGCCGGGCACTGCATCGATGGTGCCGCCGGATGTATTCACACTCATGCAACAGCCGGCGTTCAAGCAGACCGTCTTTTTCTGGAATGCTTATGGTCAATATATCACGGGAGGAGGGCTGACGCTGCCTATCTTTGAAAGCCCGTCGGTGATGACGCCGACGCCGCCGCCCTTTGTCACCAATGGGATGCACATGATGCTGACCTTTGGCGCGGTACAGAGCTACAATTATTGCCCTTGGACAGTGACATTTCCTAACGTGATAGAAGCGGTTCACTATGTCCCGCAGGCGGTCAA